TGGAATACAACGAGCCATGGATAATATCGCACGACAACAGACCGAATCGACCATTGAGGGCTTACAGGGGATACTCCCCGACCTTGAGAACAGGGATGGGAGAGGGCGGTGGAATAGTGCCGCTTGTGTTGGTTACTCCGAAATCGACAAGTACGCAATTAAAGTCTACGAAAGGAACTTCAATGAAAGCTGTGATGAACATGCACACATCAGCCAGGAATCCAAACAGAAAGAACGCACACAAAGGCGGAAGCGGTCCACTGATAAGCAAGGATTACAGCTACACGATAGAAACAGGTCAGCCGCACTATGTAATAAATGTAAAGGACACACCAACTATGGAAACGCCACAACAATCAACGCTGCCAAACTCCCAGACTTCGACCTACTTGTCGGAGGCTTCCCTTGCCAAGCATTTAGCATTGCTGGAAAGCGAGCTGGATTTGACGACACCAGAGGGACACTCTTTTTTGATATCGCAAGGATACTCAAAGAAAAACAACCAAGAAATCTGGTACTCGAAAACGTCAAAGGTCTACTTAGTCATAACAGCGGCAGGACTTTCACGACAATCATTGGGGTTCTCGCCGACTTGGGGTATTTTGTGGAATGGCAGGTACTTAACAGCAAAGACTTCGGAGTTCCCCAAAACCGAGAGCGTGTCATCATTGTCGGACATCTTGGAGGAGAACCCAGACGAAAAGTATTTCCTATCACAGGAGATAGCCAACAAATTGCTAGTGTCGCTGGATACATCAGTGAAGAAGTCTGGCCACGCAGACACGAACAAATAAGACGAACATACAATACTGATGGTGCTATGCCTACTATACCAACAGGACAGGGTGGTGGTGTGATGACAAAGATTGCTATACCCGTACTCACACCCAACAGGGTAGAAAAGCGACAGAATGGCAGACGGTTCAAAGAAGCTGGCGACCCTAGCTTTACTTTAACTGGTCAAGACATACACGGAGTAGCGATAAATACACGAATACGCAGACTAACACCTAAAGAGTGCGAAAGACTTCAGGGATTTCCAGATGATTGGACTAAGTATGGCATAGGTGATGAACCAATAAGCGATACTCAACGCTACAAGATGTGTGGTAACGCAGTAACAACTAATGTAATAACAGCAGTAATGGAGAAACTATTATGAAAGTATCAATAATCATACCCGCTTATTACATAGACCAAGACTACGTTGAGATGACACAAGACTGCGTAAACTCTGTTAAAGCAACCTGCAAACCTGACGAGATTATTGTAGTAGATGACGGCTCACCGGTTAAAGCCGAGATAGACTTTGCTACTAACATACGCTTACCAGAGAACAAGGGCTATGCCGGTGCAGTAATAAAGGGTTATGAACACGCTGAGGGTGACGTGTTGATAATCTTAAACAATGACACTCTTGCAGTAGAGGGCTGGTATGACGGCTTACTAGATCTGATTAAACAGGGCTATGACATAGTATCTATTCGCACTAGCGACAGTGATGGCTACGAGAAAGAAGAAAAGATTACTGAAGGTGATAAGTTTGGTAGCTGTTGGGCTATAAGAAGTACAGTATGGCACGATTTAGGCGGTCTATCAGAAGAGTTTGGTCGTGGATACGCTGAAGACCTAGACTTATGGAAGAGAGCCATTAAGAAAGGCTACAGAATAGCCAAGAACCACAACGCTGTTATATTTCACGAGGGTAAGAAGACATTTAAGGCAGTAGATCCAGACGATAGCTACTACATGGAAGCCCTTATGAAGTACAAAGATAAACATGGAACAATAGACTGATGAGAAAACTAGCACAATCTATCGCATTTATATGTAACCCTGTCTTTACTTACGAGGAAGATGGTTGGTCACCGCACGATTCTTTTCTTGCCGGTACAGAAGAGAGCGTTCGAGAGTGGGCTACTAACATAAAAGAACTAGGTTATGACGTAACCGTATATTATAATGGTGAACCTACCGAGTATAAGGGTGTAAGCTACGAAGACTACATCGATTACGTACCACACGACAGAGAAGTAAACGTAAAGTACCTAGACTTTGAGCACGCTGATGATAAGAACGTCTGGTACCTAACTAATGAGACAGATATAGCAGATAAAGATGTCAGTCGCTTTGCTGGAGTTATATTCCCATCTAAGTATGCACTAGATAACCTAGGGTTCCATGGCAATGTTAAAGTAGTGCCACATGGTTATAATGAAAAGAATATCTATCCTGATACTAAAACAAAATACCAATGTCTGTACGCTTCAAGCCCTGATAGAGGCTTTGATGAACTAGAACGACTATGGCCACAGGTAGTAGAGTTAGAACCACGAGCTACACTGCTAGTGACTTACGGTATTGAACCAAGAGATATGCCTAATACATTATTCTTAGGAGAAGTAGAAGATGATCTAATGAGTCAACTGTTTAGAACTAGTGACTTCTGGCTACACCCTTGCACAGGTGGAGAGCTATTCTGTATGAGTGCAGTTAAGGCTCAAGTAGCTCAAGCAATACCTGTGATCTACCCGACTATGGCACTAGCAGAGACTGTAAGATACGGTATAAGGTGTGATAAGGACAATTTTGTTGAGAGACTTGTGGCAATCATGCACGACAAAGCCCACCAAAAGATACTAAGATATAAGTTAGCTGTTGAACCCTTTAGTGATTGGGCCGATAGCACCGATAAACTAATAAGAGCAATAGGAGCAATAAAATGAATGACGAAGTAGTAGTAACACCAAAAGATGATGGGGTATCTGTAACAGTTAGTTCGGCATCAGCCCCGGTGCAAATAGACAGTATTAAAGTAGCTAACATGCTAGGCATACCAGAAGCAGATAAGGACCAAACCATACAAGCTAAGTTTGTAAGTGACTACTTTCATAAAGAGGGCATGACCGATGCAGACCTCATGTATGCAATAAAAAGCGTTGAGAACCGATTAGGAACGCTCAAATTGGGTGAATCTAGGCTAAGCAAGGTATATGAATACGCTAGAATAAGGAAAGACATAGAAACTAACCAGAAGTTATTAAACGAGCTATGAAAATAAAAGTACAATTCGAACATAGTGAATACGTATATGAACTACCAGCCGATCATGTTGTAGAATATCTACCAATCACCATCGAAGAACTGCAAACAGCTTGTAAAGAAGTAATTAAGAGGATTTAATGGCAACATCAGACTTTAACTCATCAGGACAGCTTAACCAGCTAGAACACGACCCAGAAAACCACGCTAAAAGGGTGGACAATTATGTATGGAATGGTTCTGCATGGGTAAGACAAAGCGGTGGTGGCGGTGATGGTGCAATACTTGATGGTGTAGACTCAACTATAAAAGCAACTGTGCAAGATATTGGCACGCAAATAACTACAAACGATTTTGGCTTAGTTACTAACACAGTTATACACGGACTAACTACTGGCGGTGGCGGCGGCTATGTTGATGTAAAGGTAAACCCTAGCGGAGCATTGACAGTAGACAGCACAATAAGTGGTACAGTTACCGCATTTGCTAAAAGCACCGAGCAATACGCCATAAACAATAAAGAAACCACAGCAACTTATAAGTACTTTGGTTTTCAGAAATCTGATGGTGGTTGGTATATAATGAGAAAAACAATAGCAACTAACATATTTGAGTATGTAGCAGGGGCTTCGGCATATTCCACAGCCTGGACTAACCGAGCAAGTCAAACTTATACAGATTATGCGACAGCATTTTAGAAAGGAGTAATATGATAGCAAAAATAACATCAAAGTCAGAGCTAACACTAAACCTTACACAACATTTTGTGTTTGACATTTTAGATGGTGATACACCAATTTTAACTAGCCAAGTAGTAGAAGCTGTACCATCTAACGCTGAAGCTGAAATCAAAAGCCGATTAGACGCATTTGCAGCAGAATATGAAGTATCTCAAGACATTGAAGTCGGACTGGAGATAACCTAATGGCGTTAAGAACATTTGTGAGTGCAGGGGTATTTGATACTCATGTCGGTACAACCACTATATCTACATCAACAACAAGTATAACTGCTGCTGGTGTGACAAGTGCTGGCTTTACTGCACCAAACCTTGTCAACGCCGCCACAGGTGCTTGGGTATATATTGCTACTATTCCAACTACTATAAATGTAATTGTAGAATTACAAGAGTCAGCAGTTACAAGAGCAACAGCCACAATGAACAACGCAGATATTAAGCTTGGCTGGAATTATGCTAGATTTGGTACGCCTTATGTATTTGCTACTCTTACAGCGTCAGCTTACAGAGTCAAAGCTTACAGTTCAGGCGGAACATCAGGCACAGTGCTAGGTGCTAGCTCTAGTACCTTACAAACAACAGTAACTTATAACACAGCTTCAGCTTTAGCGGCTAATGATGATGTTTGGGTGGCTGGTTTTCACAACTCAGGACTTACTGGCAAGGCTTTAATATTCTCAGGAGCAGTGGCCGCAGTAGTTGGCTCAGGCACAGATAAAACTATGGTTAGCGGATTTGTTGCTTCTATGGGTGCAGCAATTACTATTGGCACTGGTGGCTCGGTGTCAGCAGATACAAGCGTATCGACTTCACTAACTGTCAGAGGCTCAATCGTAACATCAGGCACAGGCGTGTTCACTTGGGCTGGCAATATATCTAACAAAGCTCTAGTCTCTACCCTCACAATGGATTGCAATACCACTAATGGTGAGTTTGGTTTTTTTAACTCGGCAGCCAGGGGTGGACAATTTACATTTACAGGTGCGGACTATATAGCGTCAACAAAATACGCTTCAGGCGTAGGTACGGCCGCAAACCCTCTGATTGTATCAACAGGCTGGGACGCTGATGTCGGTGATGAGATTGTAATTGGTACTTCTACCGCATATAACCAAAACGAAATAAGATATGTCATTACTAGAAACTCATCTACCTCATTCGTATTAAGTGCCACTTCTGGGGGCGTAGAGGCTGCTCTAACCTACACGCACGCTGCTGGGGTACATATGGCTAACTTGACTAGAAACTGTATCGTAAGGCCTCTGACAACAACTAGGGGGTACAAGGTATTTAATCAAAGCACCATACTAACATCAGACTTTGGTTTAACACGCTGGGAGTATTCAAGCGCAGCGTCAGCACACGGACTTAACTTTAAGACTCTAGCTGCTAGCGTAGATACTATGGACAAGGCGGTATTCTATCAAAACTCAGCAGGTACTAGAAATACCTTAAACATTGACGCTTGCACCACCGCAGCCACAATTACAGATGTAGTTGCTTATAATAATCTATGTACTAACACAGCTAACGCAGCAATTGGCACGCTAACCGCTTCAAGTCAAACATTCTCAAAATGCCTAGATTTTGGTGGAGCTGGCGTATCAGTTAGTGGCACATCATTCTCAGTCAGGGTTAACTCCTCAAACATTACATTTAGTGATTGCCATTCCTATGGAGCTAATGGCTCTAACACTGCAGCAATCAGTGCAATATATGTTAGTGGGTCAAACAACATTAACTTTACCGATTGCACAGTTAATGCTTGCCGCACCAATGGTGTCTACTTTAGCTCGGCAGTAGCAATATTATTTACAGGTTGTAACTTTGGCACGCTGTTTACTAATGTAATAGATATTCTGACATTGACGACAACCTACAACACAGCAGTATTTAAGGATTGTACCTTTGCTTCTGCTACGCTAATAAGTGGCTACCTAAACCAACTTGATGGCTCAGACATAGCGTTTCAAGACTTTGGCACTAACTTATCATCACACCGCTGGTATTCTAACAAAGGCTCGTTCTGGTCTAGTGGTGCAGGCCTAACCGATACCACAGTAAGGACTGCTGGCTCACTAGCTTGTGCAATTAAGCCTGAGAACGCTACCACTGGCTCAACAATGACATTTAAGATACCTGCCAACCCTACATCTCAAGTGCAGGTCTATGGCTACTTGTATCGTAATGCTACATTTAGCTCAGGAGTTCTAAGAGTAGATTTATACTTACCAGATACTCTACTTACTGCACCACCTGACGACACTGTCACAATGGCCACTACTACATTAGCTTGGCTACCCTGGACACTGACTGCTAATTACACCTCAGTTGAAAGTAGATACGCAACAGTAGTTATTACCGCAGTCACAGGCACAGCAGGGGCGTACGCATTCTTAGATGACATTTATGACGCTGGACTTACTAACAAAGTGGCTGGGCTAGACTTATGGGACAACGGACATATTAGCCCAATTATCGTGGCGGCCGATTACTCATCTATACCTGACCAATCTCGCATAGCAGTTTGGAGTGACGCTGATACTTACACCACAGGACAAAAAGGATTGGTATTACAAGACGCTGCTGATGACGCAGAGCTGGCGAGCATAAAATAGGTACAATATAAGTTATGAAAAAAGACAACGTCAAAAAACCCACAAAGAAAACGGATGAAGTATCATCAGCTCAAACTTGGAAAGAACGATATCAAATAGCTGTCAATAACCAGGAGACAATGTTTAAGAAGTTCTCTGATTGGTACAAACTTATGTACGCTACAGTAGACGATAGTAACATTGCCCTCTGGAGATCTAAAATCTTTATTCCTGTACTTGCTGGTAAGGCTTGGAACTTGATTGCTAAGTTTGTTAATCTTAAACCTGGCTTTCAGGTAGCTCTCAGAAACCCTGATGCTAGTGACGAAGCAGTCAAAGAGATGGCTGACAAGATGCAACTCAAACTTGAGTATGATTACGACAACCCTAATATGGACGAATCAATCAGAGACAAAATGCTTAGCTGTTTGATTGACGCTGTAGTAACCGGCACTGGACTTGCTAAAGTTCCTTGGCACGTTAAGACTAAAAAACAATACGAGCGAATCATTGGAGATGACGGCACTGTCGATCTATCTAAGCAAAAAGTTACTGAGTCTAAGTATGGTTGTAACGACCTAGTACCAGTGAATATCTTTAATGTATTTATCGCTCCCGGTGCAACTAACCTATACAAGTCACCTTGGATCATAATAAAAGAATACAAGACACTCGATCAGCTCAAAGATATGAACAAAGCTGAGAAGATATACAAGAACCTAGATAAATTAGAAAACTCTAGAGCTGAAGCCGATCAGTTCGCTCAATACAAGAAATCACGCAACCGACTAACCAATGACCAAGACCCAATCGTCACCGACAAGACTGTAGATTACGTAGCTATCTATGAGTGTTACGAGGGTAATAAGATATCTACTTTTGCAGATGCCGGTACTAAGAGTGGCAACCCACTACCTTGGGTAGAATTACGACAACAAGAAAACCCTTACTGGCATGGTAAATACCCACTAGTACGCTTCATTGTTAAGCAACGACCCTATGACGTTTGGGGTGAAGGTATATTTGAGCTCACAGAACGCCTACAGAGTGCTGTTAACGACGTCTTCAATCACTACATGGATAACTGGAACCTTTCTGTAGATGGCATGTATATGATACCTGAGAACTCTCGTGTATCTAACTTTGTTGTACAGCCAGGCGGACAGGTTACTTACCAAGGCACACCACCAACTCAATTCAAACTACCAGAACCAAACCCTGCTAGCGTACAAAATGTTCTAGGTGTACTAGAAAAGGCTGTTGAAGATGCTACCATATCTTCTTACGCAACTGGTGCAACTAACTCTGCAACTGACAAGACTCAGGGTACAGCAACAGGCATTATGAAACTACAACAGGCAGCGGGCGATATAATAGCCTTTATGCGCTCTAACTTCCAGCAATCAATGCACCAAATTGGCACTATGTGGCTATCTAACAACCAACAGTACCTAGACCGAGCTGTAACAGTACCCGGTAAAAAAGGCATGAACGAAGAAGTACACCCTGCCATGCTACAAGGTGATATGGAACTACGTATTGATGACGCTTCTATGGAACCTGTAAGCCGTGAAGACCAAAAAGCTTCTTACTTGCAGTTTATACAGCAAACACTAGCCTTGCAGAATGCTTCAATAGCTCAAGCACAGGCCACTCAAGGGCAAACAAAACCACTCATAATAGACTTCAAAGAAATGTTCGAGAATATATCTGACAAGTTTGGTATGAAATCATCAGATGACTTGTTAGTAGATGAAAAAGATATGGAACAACCACCAGAGCAACCTGGCATGCAAGAGGAAATGCCAATGCAAGAAGGTGAAGATATGGGAATGCCACCAATGGAACAGCCCCCAATGGAGCAAATGCCTATGCAACAACCACCTATGGAACAGCAAATGCCAGAACAAGGAATGCCACAACCACCTAATGGAGGAATGTACTAATGAGTCCAGAACTACAAGCTTTTCAAATATCACTAGATAAAGCCAACCAACTATCTAGCCTAAAAGAATCACCTGATTGGGTGATAATGGATGAAACACTAGCCAATCTTATTAGTGGACTTGCTGATAGCCTACTTAATGATGCACCTGTAACTCACGATGAATATACCGAGATACGCTACAAAATAGAAGGTGTACGAATGGTTATCAGTGCGCTTCAAGCAATAGAGAATAATGGCCAACAAGCTGCTGACAGCATAAAACTTATCAATGGATGAAGATATCTACATCACGGAAGTAACTGGCCAAGACGAAAACGGTCAAATTGTTGCTGGTGAGACCCAAGTAATACGCCGAGAAGATATGATTGCTCTAAATGACCCAGACTGCAAACACGTTTGGGAACCAGATCATAGTGAAGATAACAAATACGTATACGGAATCAAGTGTACCAAGTGCATTGTAGGCAAACTTGTTCGTAAAAAGTAGTCCCTAGTGAGTGGTTTTGTAAAAGTATTATATTTATTATGTAAATGTAAATAAATGGAGGAATACAAATGGAGGAATTATTAGAACAACCAACGGAGCAACCAGTCCAACAGGAGCCAGCGCAACAAGCACCGGCACCACAGGCGGAAGCCCCACAAACGCAAGAAACAGCACCTACACAAGAAGTAGAAGCTCCTACTCAGGATAATCTACAAACAGAAGTCACACAGGAAGCCTTACAGGAAGCACCTACACAGGCAGCACCTGTAGAAACAGAAACTACCTATGATGACACAGTTGAATTGGATACTTTACCTCAATACGGTCAAGCACCACAACTGCAACCATTTGATTGGAATAACTTGCCACAAGACGTAGAGGGTAATGTAGACCCTAACGCTTTTGCTGCTGCTATCAACCAACAGATTGCTAATGCAACTGAATCTGCTAAACAAGAAGCTCGTAAAGAAGCTCAGGAACAGATACGGGAACAGAAGTTATGGGAACAGGCTGAGAATGTCTACCCGGAACTAAAGCAAGACAAGGATATCCGAGATATGGTTAAGAATGCCCGCTGGGGCGAATGGGTAGCCACTAATGGCCAGAAAAACCCTTCACCTAAGCAAGTAGCAGATAAGCTTTTCAATAAGATAGGCGCTGCTAAAAAACAGGGCGTAGATCAGGCTCAAAACAACGTACGTATTCAAGAGAGTGCCGTACTAGAGACTGCTTCAAATACAGCCAATGCTGCCCCACAGTCAGAACTACGTACTAGGGTATCAACAGCAAACACCAGACAACAGCGAGATTCAGCAACCAATGACTTGCTGAGAAACCTAATCGATACAGGTGATATCAAAATAGGCGAATAGGACTTATCCAATGGTAAGTTATCCACATCGGTCGAATATGGATTTCAAATTAAATTAACTAAACGAGGTAAATAAACATGGCAAACGTATTTTCATACGATTCAAATGCACGTAAAGAAAGTCTTTTAGACATAATTACAAACATTAGCCCAGTAGAAAACGGTTTGATTAAACTTCTAGGACGTTCTTCAGCTACTAATACTCTTCACGAGTGGGTAACTGATACACTTAAAACTCCAGCTGCTCAGTCAGTTGTTGAAGGTAGTGACGCTTCTTTTGCTAATCGTACAAACCCAACTCGAGTTCAAAACCAAACACAAATCGTTCGCATCGACTTTGCAGTGACAGACACTGAAAGAGCCAGAAATTATCCTGGCTTCAAAGACCGTTACGCTTACGAAATGCAGAAGGCTATGAAAGAGTGGTCTAACGACGCAGAGTTTAACCTATTGCGTTCTACTATTGCTACCGGTACTGGTTCAGCTGCACGTACAATGGTTGGTCTAAAAGCCAGCATTACTACTAACGCAACTGCACAGTCTGGCGTTTCTCTAACTGAAGCACAAGTTAATGATTACATGCAATCTGCATGGAATGCCGGTGGCGAACCTACCGATATTCTTGTAGGTTCTAGGTTGAAGAGACGTATTAGCACTTTTACTGCTAACACAACTCGACAAAGTCAAAGTGAAAGTGAAGAACTACACAACGTAGTTGACACTTACTACTCTGACTTCGGAGTATTCCGAATTAGACTGCACCGTTTCATGACCGTTTCAGGTGATACCAACTTTGATATTCTTGGCGTACAGCCAGACAAGTTCAGAGTTGCTTATCTACGAGAACCTGAGCACGTAACACTTTCTAAGACTGGTTCTGCTACCAAAGGTATGATCGAGGGTGAAATGACCCTAGAGTATCTAGCAGAAAGTAGTTCTTTCAAAGCTACAGCTCAACTTTAAGACTTGTTCTTAAAAGAGTATTGCTGCTTGCCCCGCCCATGGGGGCTTGCAGGAGGACTTTAATAAAAGTATTTTAAGGAGGTTTATACAATGGACAATGGCTTAAAAGAACAAATTGCATCTTTAATAGATCAGTACACTGGTATACAACTATGGCAACAATCAGTGCGACTAGCCGTTAAAGGTAACCCAGACATTGCTAAAGAGGTATTGGGTGTCATACAAGATAACAAAAAAACTAGAGAAGAGTTGTTTGATCAAACATTTGCAACAAATACTACTAACTCAATGCGTCTTGGACTTCGTATGCCAGCAATCGTAGAAGACATACTATGCGTTGTAGACCCAGATAACTTTCCAGTTCAAAATGGTAAGCATGGTGAAAAGATAACTC